GGATGTTTCTAATCCGAACGAAAAAGTTTTATTAATAACTACACAGGATTATGTAACAAAACAACTTGTGACCTTTGGATTAAATAAAGCAAATCCTGTTAGTGCAAATCATACTTATGTTTATTGTGCAGACGAAACAGATTTATTAAAAGAGTTTTTAGAATATATTTCAGAAGATCATCCTCACATTATTACAGGATGGAATGTGGAGTTTTTCGATATCCCATATCTATGTAATCGTATTGCTAAGATTTTAGGAGAGGATGCTTTAAAGAAATTATCTCCTTGGAAGGTTGTAAACGAGAAGCGTATTCTAAAATTAAAGAAAGAAAATATTTCTTTTGAAGTATTGGGCATTGCTATTTTAGACTATTTAGACTTATATAAAAAGTTTACTTATAATGCTCAAGAGTCCTATAAATTAGATCACATTGCTAAAGTAGAATTGGGTAAAGAAAAATTATCTTATGAGGAATATGGCTCATTCTCAGATTTCTATAAGAAGGATTGGCAAAAGTTTGTTGAGTATAATATTCGAGATGTAGAGCTTGTTGACCAACTTGAAGATAAGATGAAGTTAATTGAACTTATCCTAACAATGGCATATGATGCAAAATGTAATTATATTGACATTTTCTCTGCAGTAAGAACTTGGGATTGTATCCTATATAACCAACTACTAAAGAAAAATATTATTGTCCATCAGCGAGAGGATAAACCCGGTAGACAAATTGCAGGCGCGTATGTACAAGAACCTATTCCTGGAAAGTATAATTGGGTAGTATCATTTGATGCGACAAGTCTGTATCCAAGTATTATTATGCAATATAATATGTCTCCAGAAACACTTGTTAATACTCCAAAACATTTTGATATACAAATTAAGGATCTTCTCAAAGGTGAGGATGACCTATCAGATTTGCAAGAATCCGATTATTGTATGGCATCTAATGGTAGATGTTTTACGAGAACTAAACAAGGTATCTTCCCTGAAATTGTTCAAAAGTTATTTAATGATAGAAAACAGTATAAGAAGTTAATGCTTGATGCAGAAGCCGAGTATGAAAAAACAAGGAATCCTATCTGGCAAAAAGAGATATCGAAGTATAATAATTTTCAGATGGCTCGAAAGATTCAGATGAATTCTTTATTCGGTGCCTGGGCTAATGAGTATTTTAGATTTTATGATTCTAATATTGCCGAAGGCATCACACTAACAGGTCAGTATATTATTCAGAAAGTGGGCAGAGATCTTGACGCATATCTAAATAAGATTTGCGGAACAAAAGATCACAGCTATTCATTCTATTCTGATACTGATTCTTGTTATGTTACCTTCGCTCCTCTTGTGGAAAAATTCTATAAAGATAAAGATCCAGAAAAGATTGTAGATATTCTTGATGAAATATGCGAGGGTAAGATTCAGGAGATTCTAAATAAAAGTTGTAATCAAATTGCAGATTATACTAATGCTTTTGATAAGAAGATTTATTTCAAAAGAGAAGCAATCGCAGAAACAGGGGTATGGGTAGCTAAGAAAAGATATGCCTTAAATGTCTATAATAACGAAGGGGTTAAATATTCAGAACCTAAGTTAAAGGTTATGGGATTAGAAATTGTTAGATCTTCTACACCCGAACCGATTAGAGATGGATTACGTAAAGCAGTTAAACTTGCACTAACATCTGATGAACAAACACTACAAGATTATATACGAGTGTTTGAATCAGAATATAGAAAAATGAAACCTGAATTGATTTCCTTTCCTCGGGGAGTAAATGGAATAGGTAAATATACAGATAAAGCAGCCATATATAAACAGGCTACACCAATGCATGTCAGAGGTGCACTATTATATAATTTTTACTTGGACAAATATGATCTTGGTAAAAAATATGAGAAAATTAAAGAAGGCGATAAGATTAAGTTCATATATCTTAAGGAACCTAATACTATCGGTGAAAATTGTATAGCTTTCAATACTATTATACCGCCTGAATTTGATCTGCTAAAATTCGCAGATTATGATACCATGTTCGAGAAGTCATTCTTAGAACCGATGAATACAATATTAAACGGAATAGGATGGTCGGCTAAACCTCAAGCAACCCTAGAAGGATTATTCGGATGAAAAAATTATTAGTAACATTATTTGTAGCATTAATTGCCACAGTATCACACGCATGGGATCAGCGTCAACCATTACCCCCTGAACAATGTAAAATACATAGCCCGTTTGAGTTTGCAGATAGCGCAAAGAAATATATACCAATTTGTCGTCAAGCATATTTTGTGGCATATGATGCTTCTGCAAAAATTCCAGCATATGTGGCATATACATTAGAGCCAAAGAATGCTCTTGGTTGTATTGCAAGAACAAATGCTTTTGTTGCAGACCAATCTATTAAGAATGGCCCTAGACCAGATGACTATGCAGGAACAGGATATGACAAAGGTCACGTATCGCCCGATGGTGACTTAAGCTGGGATCAGCAAGTCGAATATGAATCATTCCTAATGACTAATATGGTTCCCCAAGCAGGTTCATTAAATAGAGGTATTTGGAAATTATTAGAAACATCTGTGCGGGCATGGACAGTTCAATTAGATGCACCTTATACAATTTACGGTGGCGGTATCTATAAAGACACAAATAAGAAAATTGGTTCGGGTGTTGTTGTTCCCCACGCATACTATAAAATTGTTATCAATCGTAAAACAAATGAGTATGCTGCTTGGATGTTTCCGCATGTTGGACCTTATCCTAATTTAGGTAATGATTTAACAAAGTTTAGAGTACGTGTTTCGGATGTGAACAAAGAAGCAAAGATTGCATTTGGAGTACCACCTAATGGTAAAGAATTACAACCAGGCAAGGAGTGGCCTGTTGACTTTGGTAAACTAACCAAAGATAAAAGAGCAAAATGCAGCGGATCCGCATCCGCGAATTGATCTTTTCACTTGACAAATACGGCGTTATATATTATAATGTACTATATACATAAGGAGATACTATGTCATTACTTGATAAATTAAAGAAAAATACGACAATCAAAGAAACAGAAGTTTTAAGTAAATCTAAGTTCTTTCAAAAGAAGGATATGATTCAAACTTCTGTTCCTATGATCAACGTGGCGTTGTCAGGAAGTTTAGAAGGTGGCTTGACCCCAGGCTTAACAGTTTTTGCTGGACCGTCTAAACATTTCAAGACCGCCTTTTCATTATTACTTGCGAAAGCTTATTTAGAAAAATATGAAGATGCTATTTTATTGTTTTATGATTCTGAGTTTGGTAGCCCTCAGTCTTATTTCGATAGTTTTGGGATTGACACGAACAGGGTACTACATACTCCTATAACTGATATTGAACAATTAAAGTTTGATATCATGAGTCAGATTAATAATATTGAGCGTGGCGACCATGTTCTTATTTGTATTGATTCTGTAGGTAACCTTGCATCTAAGAAAGAAGTTGATGATGCACTTGAAGGTAAATCTGTTGCAGATATGACACGTGCTAAACAGATGAAGTCGTTATTTAGAATGATTACTCCCCATTTGACTATTAAAGATATTCCAATGGTTGTTGTTAATCATACATATTCGGAGATTGGTTTGTTCCCTAAACAGATTGTATCTGGCGGAACAGGCATTTATTATTCTGCATCCAACATCTTTATTATTGGTCGCCAACAAGAAAAAGATGGTACAGATGTTGTCGGTTATAACTTTATTATAAATGTAGAAAAATCTAGATTTGTAAGAGAAAAATCTAAGATCCCCGTTGAGGTAACATTCGAGGGCGGTATTAGTACTTGGTCTGGTCTATTAGATGTGGCAATCGAAGGTAAGTTTGTAGTTAAACCATCCAATGGCTGGTACTCAAAAGTAGATATGAAGACAGGCGAAGTAGAAGATAAAAAGTATCGTGTCAAAGATACCTATACAAAAGAATTCTGGATGCCTATTCTTCAATCAAAAGCATTCAGGGATTATATCGAAGGTCGCTATAAAGTAGCATCTATAGATATAGTTGGAGAAGAAATGGCAAATATAGACATAAGTGAGGAGTTTGAACATGCAAGTGAAGTATGAACCATGGGTTTTAAAAACAGAAGACAATGAAATCTGGGGCGTGAAAATTTTAGATGGCGAGTTTGCAGGTTGCGCATTTGCCATTAATGAACTAGATGAAAAAGATGATACCAAAGAATTGATGTTGGACTACAATGTAGTTCAGCCTCCAGAAAATAAATCTGCCGAAGACGCTAGCGGACCTAATTTTGATGCAGTATTAAATTTTATTATTCAAGACATTTTACAAAAGGCAATTGATGAACACGAAAATCGAAAAGGTAATCCTACAGAACCTGGCGAATGATGATGTTTTTATGAGAAAAGTAATTCCGTTCTTAAAACGGGATTACTTTATTGACAACAACGAAAAGATAGTTTATGATAAGATTAAGAATTTTATAGATGAGTATAATGTAATACCAACAAAGGATGCGTTGATTATTGCATCTCAAAATGATAAAAGCTTAAACGAAGATCAGTATAAAGAAGTTGTAGAACTTATACATGACCTTGAACCTACAGACCATAATAAAGATTGGCTGTATAAAGAAACAGAAAAGTTCTGCAAGGACAAAGCAATCTACAATGCTATTTTACAA